GCCCCCACCGCCACCACCAGAAATAAAAGCACCCACAGCGGCAACGCCCAGCGCAGCAACGCTTCCAGATTCTCAAGCGTACACGACTGCCAAGTCCTCCAAAAAGAAGGGCAAAAGCATACGCAACAATCTGAGGATCGAACTCGGTAGTGGCGTTGCTTCAAAATCAGTTGGCACTGGGATCAACACTAATCAATAAAAGGTAGCCCCATGTCAGAAACTGCAAAAGCCCGTTACGCTAAAATGAAAGCGAAGCGCGACCCGTATCTCCGCCGCGCACGGGATTGTGCTGAACTGACGATCCCTTACTTAATGCCACCCGAAGGTCACAACGAACACAGCACGATGCCTGAGCCTTACCAAGGTCTCGGCGCACGGGCCGTTGTGTCTCTCTCGGCTCGGCTGATGGTTGCGATGTATCCCCCAGGGAAACCTTCGTTCAAGCTAGACATCCCACCAGAGGCACGTATTGCCCAAGGTGAAATGGCTATTGGAACTGACATCGTGCAAGGCTTGGTGCTTTCCGAACAGTTGATCCAAGCCGAGATCGAAAGGAAACAATGGAGACGTGCGACTAACCTTGTGCTTCAGTACTTGTTGGTCACTGGCAATGCGCTCGAAATGATGCAGCCCGACAACTCTATTCGTGTCTTTCGTTTAGACCAATATTGTGTGTCGCGTGATATCACCGGTGCTGTCAAAGAGATCATAACAGAAGAGTACCTCAGTCCAGAAGCACTGCCAGAATCCGCACGGAAACTGGTGGCGGCTGATGATTTCTCACAGAACTCTGTGCCACTCTACACGCACTGCAAGATGGACCGTGACGGCATTTTCGTTTGCTATCAGGAGATCAACGGAAAGAAGGTCGCTGGGTCTGAAGGTCGTTATGAAACCCTTCCGTACAATGCATTGCGCTACACCAGTGTCATTGCCGAGGATTACGGGCGCGGCAAGGTCGATGAGCATTTACCAGATTTACGCACAGTTGACGCCCTGTCTAAGTCGATGCTGGACGGGGCCGCAATGGCTAGTCGTAACGTCACCATGATCCGTCCGAATGCTGCCGGTGGTTTAAACTTGCGACGTCGTTTTGCAAAGGCAGACAACGGCGAGATCATCATTGGGAATCCAGAGGACGTTGTGATGTTGCAGTTCGCTAACAACAGTGGAATGCAGTTGTGTGCTAACGAACTGGAACGACAGACCCGCGAACTGTCGGCGGCGTTCTTAATGGGCGCAGAGACCGTAAGGGACTCGGAACGGACCACAGCGTTTGAAGTCCGCAAGATGACTGAACAACTCGAAGGTACTCTTGGTGGTGTCTACAGCCAGCTAAACAGTGATATGCAGCAAGCCCGTATGTCACGTCTTGTTCTCCAAATGAAACGCAGCGGACAGCTACCGCCGTGGCCTGACGGAATGGTCGAGCCAGTGATCTTAACTGGACTAGAAGCACTGGGTCGTGAGCAAGACATCTCGCGTGTCCAAACGGCTCTCCAGTTTATCCAAGGAATGCCCCCTGAGACGTTGGCTTACGTTAAGTTTTCCGAGTTACTTGGCAAAGCGTTCCACGGGCTGAACCTTCCCGACGCTGTGCGATCTGAGGAAGAAGTCCAAGAAATCCAACAGCAACAACAACAACAGCAAGCCATGATGCAAGGCGCACAAGCGATGGCGGGTGCTGCCGGTCAAGCAGTCGGCGGCATGGCTGGCGAACAAGCAATGCAACAATAATCACACGAACTTTACGACAATCTAAGAGAGGTGACGCATGGCAGACGAACAGATCACAGAAGGCAGTCCAGAATATAACGAAGCGATGGCAGCTAAGTTCACAAATCGTGAAGTGGCAGAAGTCGATCCGGTTGAGAAACTACCAGTTGAAGCCAAACCAGAGGGTGGACATGACAAGTTTTATAACGCTGAGAACGGTCAATACGATTGGCAAAATCACGCAAAAGAACTTGATTACAAACTCAACGGTAAACCGGAAAATAAAGCTGCGGAAGACACTGCGGAAGCTGAGACAAACGACGATGCTGTGGCTGACATTGTTGCTACCGCCGGTCTGGACCCTAGTGAACTACAAAAGCAAATTGAAGCAGACGGTAATCTATCAGATGAGGCCTACGCCGCTTTGGCTAAAGTGGGTCTTGGACGCGACCTTGTGGAAACATATGTCAACAACATGGTTTTCAGGCAAGAAGCCAGTGCCGCTTCAGCACTTGAGTATGCTGGCGGTGAAAGCGAATGGAACGCGCTATCCAACTGGGCAAAAGAGAACGTGCCAGAAGGCGAGGTAAATCGTTACAACGAGATGCTAAACACCAGTGAATGGAAAGTTGCTATCGACGCGCTGAAGATGCGACAACAACAGTCTACTGGTGAACCCTCGCTGTTAAACGGAACGGGTATCACCACGTCCAGTTCGTCTGGCTATCGCTCTAAAGCTGAAATGAAAAGCGATATGGCAAACCCTTCTTACCAGACTGATCCAGCTTTCCGTCAACAAGTTGCTATGAAAATGCAACGTGCACAATGGGATTTAGAATGATGCCAAAGAAAAAAGGTCTCTATGCCAACATGAATTCCAAACGAAAAGCTGGGACGTCGAACCCAAAGTCAAAATCGACAGTAACCCCTAAAGCATATGCAAATATGAAAAAGGGATTTCCCAAAAAATAAACTTAGGGGGCTTAACGCCCTCTATTTTTTTGCTTTCCGGTCATGCTTCTGCCGAATGCACTTGCCCCGCTGACGGCAAACAAGAGGTTACTGAATGAGACCGGCAAGTCTCCCAGTGACCTAGCCCCACACTGATTACAATTTGACCCGATAAGTCGGACAATCTCTTTGGAAAAGACGAAGGCGAAAAGAACCCTTAATCTTTTATTCAAATGGAGACTGACATGGCCGTAGGCGATGCATCAAGTCCAGTACGCTTTGGTAAAGGAGCGACGTCTGGTGGTTCACTAGACAATCGTAGCCTGTATCTCGACATCTTTGGTGGTGAAGTTCTCACCGCGTTCGATTTAGCGACTGTGACATTAGACAAACACACTGTGAAATCACTGAGCGGAGGTGCTAAAAGCTATCGCTTCCCGAAAACGTACCAAGCCACCAGTGAATATCACACCCCAGGAGTTGAGTTGCTCGGTAACGACTTCTCGACCTCAGAACTGACAATCAACGTAGATGACATTCTTGTAAGTCACTATGCGATTTCCGATCTGGATCGTATCCTGTCCCACTTCGATATGCGTTCTATCATCTCCGCTGAGATGGGCCGTGCGCTTGCCAAAGTGTTTGACAAGAACGTATTCCGTCAGTTGATCCTAGCCGCCCGTCAATCAGCCGTGTCACCATTTCCTGGTGGTTCGTCAATCGTTGACACAGGCCTCGCGCCCAACAGTTCTGGCGTCTACAACGGTAAGGAGTGGATCGAAGCGATCCGCAACGCCAACATCGTGCTGTTCAACAAAGATGTTCCTGACGATATGCCACGTTATTTGGCTGTTACGACAGAGGTCTTTGACGCGATCAAGTATGCTCAAGATGCTAGCAATCAGTACCTCGTTCTGAACCGTGACTTCGCGGGACAGCCGAACTCTGGTGGCATCACTGGTCGTGCTGACACGATGATGGTGGATGGTGTGACTATCTGCAAATCGCGGAACATGCCGACTACTAATGAGACCTCCACTGCGACTGTTTACTCAAAGTATCGCGCCGACTACTCAAAGACCGTTGGTGTTATGTGGTGTCCACAAGCCGTCGCAACCGTAAAACTTCTTGATGTATCGCTTGAAACTGAGCGGGACGTCAGACGTCTTGAAGATTTCCTTGTGGCAAAATCGTTTGTTGGGCATGGTACTATGCGCCCAGAAATGGCGATTGAGCTTAAGAAAGCTTAAACGAACTAAGGGGCATCTGCTGGTTAAAACCGGTGGGTGTCCCTTTTTTTTTGTTAATGGAGAAACCCAATGCTGACAAAGATTGAAGCAGTCAACATCATTCTGAATGTCATTGGTGAGACACCAGTGTCCAGCTTGGCTAGTGGTCTGCCCGACGCTGAAGCCGCCGAACTCAAACTGGACCAGACGGTCAAAGAGGTTCTCGCAAAAGGCTGGCAGCAAAACTCTGATCAGAACATTACGCTCAGTCGTAACAGTTCCAAAGAGATCATCGTGCCTGATCAGTATCTACGAGTAGACACCGTGGGCGACGATAAGGACGTAAACGTGACGGTCCGCAAACAGGACGGTAAACGTAAGCTGTTTGATATCACAAAATACGTTTACACATTTGACCGCGATCTAAAGGTAGACGTTTTGATATCGCTAGATTTCGACGCGCTTAACTTTGAACTACAGAACTACATCGCATTCCGTGCGGCCCGAAAGTTCCAAGAGTCAGCGATGGGCAGCACATTGCTCGACAGTTTCGCGGCCCGACAAGAGCAAGAAACATACGCCGCTCTAATGGACATGGAAGCCGAAAACGAAGACAACAACATACTGACTAGCAGTTCGTATATGGTCTACGCGACTTACCGCAACTCACCGATATCGGGGAGATAACAATGGGTAAACTAGTCCAACAAGCAATCAAGACGCTATACCAAGGTGTCAGCCGACAGCCCGATCCTGTCAGGCTCCCAGGGCAAGTGCAAGAAGCGGACAACGTGATAGTATCAGTTGTAAACGGTGGTGTCGAAAGCCGTCCGTCGAGCCGACACATCTCGAACATGTCGAGCATTGCCACAGCACACAAACCGGCGATCTACGCATACGCGCGAGACGCTGCCGAACAATACATGATCGTGGTGAACAACAATACGATCAAAGTGTTTGACCTCGACGGCGTCGAAAAGACTGTCGCTGCGCCAAACGGATTGGCGTACATCAGCGGTGCGGAACGAGACGATGTGTCGTTCGTGACACTGGCAGACTTTACGATTATTGCCAACGCGAAGAAAACAGTGGCGATGACTGCCAGTACCTACACCGATCCGTATCGCGCACTGATCAACTGTCGCACCACAAACAATGCTACCAGTTATTCCATAAAGATCACCACTGGTGGATCAACCAGTACCATTTGGTCTTACTCTGGGAATTCCATCAGTGGCACAGCGGTCGAATCGAATATCAATTCGAACATCTCGTTGCCGAATGGGTTTACCAAAACGGTACTCGACCAAACCATTTTGATCCAAGGGAACGCAGCGTTCACCATCGAACACACTGGCTCGGACCCGACATACGGACCGTGGTCAATGACAGAGGTCGTTGGAAAACGCGAGTATCTCCCGCTGACCGCCCCCACGGGATACAATATTCGAGTTGGGGCAAACGTGGATGGCGAGGCGTTTGGCTATTGGGCCAAGTTTGATCCAAACGAAGGCGGTTGGGTCGAGGCGCCTGATCCTTATGAGGACAATGCGTTTGACGCGGCGACCATGCCGCACTTTCTGATCCGCAACGCTAATGGAACCTTTACGTTCAAACAGGGCGTCTACGCTAGCAGAATCGCAGGGGATATCGAAACGGTGCCGCACCCCGACTTTGTGGGATCAAAGATTACCGCATTGTTTTACCACCGTGATCGTCTAGGAATCGTGTCTGGCGAAACCGTGTTCTTTTCGCAGTCCGGTAAGTACTTTACTTTTTGGCCTGACTTTTCGACGCAATCATTAGACAGCGATGGGTTTGGACTAACGGTGTCATCAGACACAGTGAACAATTTGGTCCACGCCACGGCCTTTCGAAAGTCACTCTTTCTGACATCCGACAAGGCACAGTTCGAGGTCAGCGGAAGCGAGAAGCTGACCCCATCGACTGCCAGTGTGGATCGCGCAACGACCTACTTGACAGAGCCAAAGTGCCGTCCGATCACGCTTGGTAACACTTTGTACTTTGCGGCTCAGTCTGGCAGAGACGCAGTGGTCTTCGAATACCAATACGATGACACGTCTGTGTCAAACGTCGCGCAAGACATTACGCTTCACGCCTTGTCGTATGTACCCGCGCCCATCGTGAGGATGACCGGTGATCCGACTAATGATCTCATTTTAGTTCTCAGCGAGTCAGAACCAAACGCACTTTACTGTTACAAAATGTACTACGATGGTGAGACCAAAGCACAGTCGGCGTGGACCAAATGGACCTTTGGAACCGGCTCGGTCATTAAGTTCATGCAGATCATAAATGGTGAACTGTTTATGGTCCTAACGCGCAACGGCGCGACCGTCTTTGAGAAAATCTTTCTGCGCTACGAGTTGTCTAGCGAAAAGCATCCCTACCAGATCAGCATGGATCGTCAGGTGACACTTACGGGAACCTATGTCGCCGGTACGGGTCTGACTACTTGGACCACTCCGTATCCACACCAATCAGCCGCGACGGTCGTGTTGTCTACAGATTTTGCGACCGGCCTCGTTGGCGAAGTTCTGAACGTCTCGCACCCGACTACCACTACGATTACAGCGGTCGGAGACTTCAGCGGCGGTGCAGCTATCGTTGGGACCACGTTCACCTCTCGCGTGATCCTTTCGAAGCTGTACCCGCGTGATCCATCAAGTCAACAAACGACTATTACGACCGGACGGTTCCAGTTGAAAAACATGAAGTTCAACTTCAAGGACACGGGTCACTTTAAAGTGCAAGTCACCGCTGACTTTCGGGACGCAAAGACCTTTCAGTTCACGGGACGGATCATCGGCTCTGGTGCCAACCTTATTGGTGTCCCTGCGATTGCCCCCTTGGGGTCATTTAGGTGTCCAGTGATGTCACGATCAGACACCGTCGAAATTCAGATACTGAATGACACCGAAAAGCCAATGCTCATCACGTCGATAGATTACACTGGGCTGTTTAACGAAATAACGAGAGCGGGGTAAACGCCATGTGTAATCCATTGGACGTCCTAAGTATTGGCTTGGCGAACCAACAAAAGAATATCGCAAAGCAACAAGCCGACCAAGCTGCCGTCAGAGCGCAAGAACAATTACAGCAAGAATACGCAGCGGCCCAAGCGCAAACCAAAGCCGAGTATGCTGAGACCAACAGGCAAATGGCTGACGAACAATCACGCGATTTTGACGAAAAGTCAGACGCCCTTCGCGCAGCAAACGAGTCGCTAGGCACAATGAGAGCGACCGAAACAGCGTTGTCCGACGCAAGTCTTGGTACGATCCTGTTCGAGGAAGCGTATGGAAATGCGCTGAACTATACACGGCTCGACAAGACCAGCCAGAACGCGCTGTTGGCACTCGAAAGTCAAAAAGGTGCTGCCAAGCAGAACTACATTAGCCGCACGACACTCGCTGCAAACCAAACGACAAATACGCTTGCTGAAGTCAGTGCACGTAAAACAAATGCCGACCTACAGTTCTATTCTTCAACACTCAAAGTTGGACA